TTTTCCATAGATTAAATGCCACAGAACCGCCCAACCGCCTGTTAACATTGGTTTATTTTTTAAAAACACGCGACTTTGCAGGTCACAGGCTTCTATCTATTTCAGAGATATTTATTTAACCTGTTGTTTTTAAACACTTTCTTTTGAGAATGATTCTCATTTGCAAAAAGCCGACCCCTGCCAGTGCCACCCACCCCCCTGCCGGTAGCGTATACCACCCTGACATATTTTCAGAAAATACAAACCGTAAACGACCACCCAAGCATCCACCCTTTAGTATTTCTACCACTAGATATTGTAAACATACTATTCTTATGTGCTAAGTATTGACATTCATGTGCCACCTTGCTATACTTATGTTAGACCCCACTACTAATGCATAAGGAACTTGCATGGACGATTGTGGGGCAGAGGTATCTCTTGAGGTTTTATTCGGGGCTATTGCTTCTGTAGAGGTTAACGAAGGCGGTATTCTCCAGATAGTACTCAACTTGTTTGCATCTGACGAGGGTAATTCTCAGAAAGTCCATATCGACTTTTATAATATCACCGAGAAGATTTTATCTTATCATAAGGATACCGGAGAGTATCATCATTTATTTGCAATTTCAGAAGAGATGACGCGAGAGGCAGAGCGTATCCGCATGGAAGCAGTCAGTATGTCTGACTCTGAAGAAGCCGTGGCTGATTTGTTTAACGTCTAGCATCTTGCAGTTAAGTTTATTCCCAGAAGAACACGTTGAACCGGAAAAGGTTTGCCCTGATAGGGAATGCAAAGGCTGCAAGAAGGTTAAGCCTGAGACTGACTTTAATATACTTATCTACAGACGTAGTGGGAATACGTCTTTCCACCCGTGTTGCAGGGAATGCAACAAGCAGGCTGAGAAGATCAAGGCTGAATGGAGAGAGGCTAACCCACTACCGGATAATTACTCATGCCAGATTTGCGGAATGACACATGAGAATTTCAAGGAAAATGGCAGGTACTTGAATAGAACGCCGTTCTCTGTGGATCACTGCCATACTACGATGAAGGTGAGAGGTTGGATTTGCAATAGATGCAATACTGCTTTGGGACTAGCCTGCGATGATAAGGAAGTTTTGCAGAAGATGATTAAATACCTAGACGCATAGCGGGTATACCACCTTAGTATCTACTATCTAAGCCACTTAGTTGGTATAATGATATGTATACATACTAAGGAGAATATACATGTTAACTAAGATTATCGCTGTGGTAGTACACTTCTTTTCTGGAGAAGCGGCTATTGTTAAGAAGATACAACAACACCAGTTAAAACGAGTAGCCTACTGGCAATTGAATAACCTGTCCGACAAGATGCTTAGGGATATCGGAATTACCCGTGGAGATATTCGCAGAGTAGCCAACGGCGAATGGAAGGGTCAGCGGGAAACGACTTAAAGCCGTCTTCTAAAGACGAATACTACCAGTATCTATATAGTATACGGCTGGGAGGGACAACTCCATTATAGCATGGAAGTACCCCTTTGTCTATAGTAAAGTGGCGTATAATTAATATTAATTAATTAGTTGACACGCCACCTAGTAAATGGTACAATGTATTATCAAAGCAGATTGAGTAGTCTCCGGTTTTAAAGGGGAGCTGGTCGCACATTCTATTCTCTGCAGAGATAACTGGGCGCGGGATTACTGATGGGGTCTTTTTCTCGCGCCCACTTTTTCACAGAAAGTAGCATGGCATTTAACTTATATTACATACGTGCCGCAATACAACAGCGCACCGGAAGAGTACTCACCTTCAAGCACATACGCAGGTTGCTGGTAGAGGAAGGTTTAATTTCTCAGAAGGAGTTAAATTCCAATCCTCTGGCTAAAGAGTTTGAGGGATACGGACGTTTCTTTGCATATGAAGATAATTCAGTAGACGTACCATTTGACCCGTCAAGATTTTTACCAGACGTATATTTTGAGGAATTACTAGATGAGGAAGTTGGCTAATAATGCAGCCTTAATCAAACCTATTCACAAGGTATCCAAGTTATACCCAGAAGGTGAGGCTTACAAGAAACCAGCACCACAGCCCCCGAAGAAATAGGCATAAGGATGATAGACCCTGTAAGTGCCTTTGCCGCCGCCCAAGCCGCATATTCCGTTACTAAAAAACTTATTACTGCTGGCCGAGAATTGCATGACGTAAGTTCGCATATTGGAAAGTGGTATGAAGCCTGCTCTGACGTAAACAAGGCTGAAAGCCAACGCAGAAACCCCAAGACCTTTGAGAAGATGTCTCAAGGTTCAGACAGTTTAGAAAGGGAAGCACTAGACCTTATTGTCCGTAGGAAAGCCCTGCTTGAGAAGGAAAAGGAGATAAAATTCCTACTTAACTATAGGTACGGCCCTAACACGTATAAGGAGATGACCGACCTTAGAAAGCAGATTAGAGAAGAGCGCGAGAAGACAGTCTACCGGCAAATGGAAGCCAAGAGGGAGATGATGAATAATGCAGTCATCCTTGGTCTATCTCTCGGCATCTTTGGAGTACTAGGCGGCGGTGTATACCTGCTGATGCTGGCATTATGAATGTGGTCCTACCCTTAATCCTGATAGGCTCTCTGGCACATCCTGAGTTTGTTACCTGCCACCTATGGAAGCGTACAGAAGGCCGAGACGGTAAGGTCTGCGTGTATACCGGACCAAACGGAACCATAGCCTACCACTACGCTCAAAGGTCGTTTACCGAATGCCCTCGCCAGTTCCAATGCAGGTATGCGCCTAACAGCAAGGGCAGGGTTACCTTGAAGGATATTATGAAGGGCATCTCAGATGGCTTCTAAATCAGAAAAGATAGCAGCCGGTAAGAAATGGTGACCGTAGTCCAGTTTCCCCAATTATCAGAAATCGACAAGCAGTTCTTACTCTTAGAACAGCAACAACAAGAAATACGAAATCAATCAAGACTTATTAAAGAAAGAGGTGCAAGTATGCCTAATGTTGGCGGTAAGAAATTTCCTTATGATAAAAAAGGAAAGGCGGCTGCTAAAGCGGAAGCCAAAAAAACTGGCAAGACTATGACTAAGAAAAAAGAGCCAGAGTCAAAGCCTGCTTCTCCTAAGAAACCTACAGCCAAGAAAATGGCTTATGGCGGCATGGCGATGAAAAAGAAGAAGAAATAATGTCGCTGGTCAGAAATATAAATGCCAAGAAAAAGGCAGGAACTTCTAATTCTAAGAAAAATTCCACTGTATCTGCAAAGGCTTACGCAGATATGAAAGCGGGATGGCCTAAGAAAAAGAAGAAGAAAAAGTGACCGAGGAGAGGCTGTCCCGAATGGAGGACAAGATAGACAAACTTTCTGAGGCAGTTGTCTACATGGCCCGTATTGAAGAACGTATTATCACGGTCTTTAAAAGGATGGATAACATGGAAGGTCAATTTAAAAAGTTCGATGACCGTATGGATGAACAAGAAAAACAGGCCATAAAGAGAGGGCAGAAGATAGCCTTTGCTGAAAGAATTTTCTGGGTCGCAGTAACCGCATTTTCTGCCTTCATATTTTTAGTGGATTAATGTCGGAGTTTAAAATGCTAGAAGCACAACGAGAATATACTGAAAAACAAAGGCTATTCCTTGAGGCTCTCATGTCTGAGGAATGCAGGGGGAATATCCGCAAGGCTATGACGGCGGCGGGTTATGCCTCTAATACAAATGCAACGGCAGTAGTCCGGCCTTTGTCTAAGGAGATTAACGAGCAGGCAAATCTAATGCTGGCTATGAATGCTCCAAAAGCAGCCTTTTCCATGCGTGATGTCTTAGACGATCCCTCGGCTATGGGCGCACGTAATTCCATAGCAGCCGCTGCTCAGATACTAGACCGCACTGGTTTGGTGAAGAAGGAGCAGGTTGAGGTTAAAAATACAGGCGGTGCGATGTTTATACTACCACCGAAATCTGACGATTGACTAAATGGCCTGATAAAACTCGTCCTAATAAGTACGCCAAAAAACCCTACGCCTACGAGGAGTCTGAAAATGATCCGCTAATACTGGTAGCCAAACAAGAAATGGTGGACAAGATTGAAAAGGCTTTGGATTACCTAGATCAGGGTAATTCTACCCGTAAGTCTGCCGAATGGCTGTCTAAGCAAACCGGAGAGCCTATCAGCCATCAAGGCTTAATCTACATCTGGAAGCGTGAAAGAGGTAGAGGTACTGCCAAGCCGTCTAAGAGACTAAAGGACTTAGGCAGAGAGAACCGTAAGCGGAAGCCCAAGACGGCTGAAGAGAAGAGACTAGCCACTGCTAAACGCAAGCAAGCAGACGCTAGAAGAAGTCTGACTATCGCTAAGAAGAACCTCGACACGTTGAAGCCAAAAGAAGAAGAACTAGACACTGCCAACTTAGACTTTTCTGCAATTGAAGAACAGCGGCAAGAGCAGGAAGTAGTATTTGCTCCCAATGAAGGTCCACAGACTGAGTTCCTAGCAGCGTCTGAAAGAGAAGTACTCTACGGCGGTGCAGCCGGTGGCGGTAAGTCTTTTGGATTACTTGCTGACCCAATGCGTTACTTCAGCAATCCTAATTTTAGTGGTCTGATACTCAGGAGAACTAATGATGAGTTACGCGAATTAATTTGGAAATCCCAAGAATTATACCCTCTTGCATTCAAGGGCGCAAAATGGGGCGAGAAGAAATCACAATGGACTTTCCCATCTGGTGCCAAGCTGTGGTTCAGTTACCTAGAACGCGATCAAGACGTACTCAGATATCAGGGACAATCATTTAGTTACATAGCGGTAGATGAGTTAACCCAGTATGCCACCCCCTTTGCATGGACATATCTCAGGAGCCGTTTGAGAACCACTGATCCCACTCTGCCCATCTACATGAGAGCAACAACCAACCCCGGTGGAATTGGACATGGATGGGTTAAACGTACTTGGATCGACCCTGCCCCTGCTAACACAAAATTCATAGCGAAAGACTTAGAAAGCGGTGAAGACCTAGTCTACCCAGAAGGACATGAGAAAGCGGGAGAACCTTTATTCTATAGACGTTTCATTCCTGCATCATTGAAAGACAATCCCTACTTAATGGAAGGTGGGCAGTATGAGGCTAACTTATTATCGCTCCCAGAAATGCAGCGGCGGCAACTTCTTGAAGGAGATTGGGCAGTTGCTGATGGAGCCGCTTTTTCGGAGTTTCGGCAGTCTGTACATGTTATTGAACCGTATGACATCCCACATGATTGGATCAGGTTTAGGTCATGCGACTACGGATATAGCAGTTATTCTGCTTGTCATTGGTTCGCAATTGATCCCAACTTTGGTACTTTAATCAATTATCGGGAATTATACGTTTCAAAACACACCGGACGTGATCTAGCCAAGGCTATTAAGGCTGCTGAAGAAGGTGACCGCATACAATACGGCGTACTCGATTCAAGTTGCTGGCATAATCGCGGTCAAATTGGCCCTAGTATTGCCGAAGAGATGATAAATGAAGGCACACGCTGGCGTCCTTCTGATCGAAGTAACGGTGCAAGAGTGGCTGGCAAGAACAGACTGCATGAAGTCCTCAAGGTAGACGAATACACAGACCTACCTGCCATACAATTTTTCAACACATGCAGACAAATCATAGCCGATTTACCTGTGATACCGGCTGACCCTAAAGGTTCTGACGATATAGACCCAAGATTCGCCTCAGACCATGCCTACGACAGCGTTAGGTATGCAGTTATGAGCCGACCAAAAGCCTTTTCTCCTTTCGATATGGGTAGAGGTGTTCCCGAACAAGTCTGGCGTCCTGCCGATGCAACATTTGGATACTAAATATGGCCTTAATGGATAAACCTCTTCCCGAAGACGTTACGGATACTGATATTGTACTACCTTTGTTGGAAGATGGTGACGTTGAACAGGAAAACCAAGAGTATTCCGGAGCAGTAGGCTTCATTGAAAGTCAGTATCAGCGTTCCAAAGACGCTAGAATGACTGATGAGCAGAGATGGCTGGATTCATACCGTAATTATCGCGGATTGTACTCTTCTGAAGTTCAATTCACCGAAAGTGAGAAGTCAAAAGCCTTTATTAAGATTACCAAGACTAAGGTTTTGGCTGCTTATGCGCAGGTTGTAGACGTTTTGTTTGCCGGATCGAAGTTCCCCATTGGTATTGAGGCACGGCAGTTTCCGAATAACGTAGCTGGGGCCGTTTCATACAACCCAAACACACTCACTGACGAGAAAATCAAAGAACAAGTCGGTGTAGATTATAATGTACCCTCTAGTATCGTTCGCCCTGACATCGCCAAAGACTTAGGACTGTATAAGGACGTTCTTGAGCCGGTAAAAGACGAGTTAGAATTAGGTGCGGGTACAGGTCAGGGTTCTATTACTTATGAACCGGCTAAACGTGCTGCGCAGAAGATGGAAAAGTTGATGCACGATCAGTTGGAAGAGACTGACGCGCCAAAACACCTGAGATCGATTGCATTTGAGTGCTGCCTCTTTGGTACAGGCGTATTCAAGGGTCCATTTGCGCAAGATAAGGAATATCCACGCTGGGACAAGGAAGGCACGTACACTCCCTTGTTTGAAACCATCCCTAAGATGGAATACGTCAGCATTTGGGACTTTTACCCAGACCCTGACGCCAGAAATATGAATGAAGCCGAATTTACCATTCAACGGCATAGACTAAACCGTACACAATTGCGTACACTAAAGAAAAGACCGCATTTCCGCGACGAAAGCATAGAAATAGCCCTAGAATACGGCTCTAACTATACCAGAGAGTACTGGGAAGACGCCTTAGAGGATGATTCCACGCATTCCGACATGGATCGGTTTGAAGTACTTGAATACTGGGGTGTTTTAGACGCTGAATTGGCTGAAAATGCCGATATTAAGATACCTTCTGAATTGAAGGATAAAGATGAAGTTCAAGTCAATATATGGGTATGTAACGGGCAAATCTTACGCTTAGTCCTCAATCCATTTACCCCAGCACGTATTCCCTACCTGTCTGTTCCATACGAATTAAATCCCTACTCATTCTTTGGTATAGGTGTTGCTGAGAATATGACAGATACCCAACTTTTGATGAATGGGTTCATGCGTATGGCTGTAGATAATGGGGCATTGTCTGGAAATCTAATCATCGAAGTAGATGAAACTAACCTAGTACCGGGCCAGGATATGAGTATTTATCCCGGCAAAGTGTTCAGAAGACAGGCAGGCGCACCGGGGCAAGCCATATTTGGCACGAAATTTCCCAACGTCAGTCAAGAACTTTTGATGATGTTTGACAAAAGCCGACAACTTGCAGACGAGGCTACAGGAATACCATCCTACAGCCACGGTTCTGGAGCCGTTGGCGGGGTAGGTCGAACTGCCTCTGGCATGTCTATGCTGATGGGGGCGGCTGCTCAGAACATCAAGGCGGTGGTCCGTAATATAGATGACTACTTACTAGCACCATTAGGTCGCAGCCTGTTTGCTTTCAATATGCAGTTTAATTTCGATGAAGAGTTTATTGGTGACCTAGACGTTAAGGCGCGTGGCACTGAGAGCCTAATGCGGAATGAAGTGCGTAGCCAACGACTACTGCAGTTTATGCAGATGACCAGCAATGAGCAGATGGCACCGTTTGTTAAGTACGACTACATCCTGCGTGAACTAGCTGCATCAATGGACTTGGATGAGGATAAAATCCTTAATGATCCACGCGAGGCTGCAATCCAACAGAAGATGATGGCTGAGATAAAAGCACTCATGCCAGAGCAGCCAGCACCACCACCACAAGCGGGTCCACAAGGCGGTCCACCCGTCCCATCACCGGCAGACCCTACTGGTAATGGCGGGGGTAACATAGCCGCTGGTGCGGCTCCAGAACCAGATGCTGC